ACGCGCCACTCGCCGAGAACCTCATCGCTCCGGCGTTGTTGAGCCAGAACCCGGTGGTCTTGTCGAAGGAACAGGTAATAGAGGGGGCGCCTACTACCCCCTCGCCCACTGCAAGACGCCCATCATGGAACAGGAAGGCGGCCGTGGTCAGGTCCATATCCATAATGCCGCCGATAACGGTCGTCGGGTTGGTAAAGGAAGCGAGCGGCTGACCCCCCTCTGCGTAACAACCGAGGAACAGGCAGCGGGAGTTGATATTGTCGGTCTTGTAGCTCCCGGTCGTGTTCGAGGCGGTGTGACACTCGATATAGGTATTGCCCAGGAAGGATGAATCGAAAAAACCGATGCCCGCGTTGCTGCTGCAATCCAAAGCGGAGATGAGGCCAGCGTTGGCGTCGGACCCGCTAACTCGCAAACCGTGACCCCCGCAGGACTGGACGCGGCCCCCTTCGATATGGAAGCCGTTGCAGTTTCCGGTAACTCCCGCTTCTCCGTAGATATTGATCCCATCCGAGCGAAACGAGTCGATTGCTATTTGCTCAAGGCGGCACGTCGTTCGTATCTCAATTCCATACCCCGTGGTGCCTACCGCACCGCCCGGCCCCAACATCGAGACGTTGATGAGCGCCGCGCCGCTCGCGGAGAACCCGCTCGGACTGCTTATCTTGTCGTCAATTATGAAGCCGGTGGTGTCCTGGGGGAAGACGAACCGACTTGCGCCTTCGCTGTTCCCCGTCACAGGGCATTCGCACTCGATGGCAACGGCGCGGTCCACAATGACCGAACCGTCCATGTAATAATTACCGCCGCCATAGACCATCGGGACCAGGATGTGGCCGCCCATGCCGTAGTACCCGAAGCCATTACCAGCGTCGGCGGGACTGGCAAAGTCGTTGATCGCTGCGGCCATCGCGGCGCTGTTCGCCATCATCGCCGCAGAGCCTGAGTTATCGGGTATCGCGCCGTAGTCGAGGATGCTGATCGGCTCGCGCATTTTGCTGAGCACGGTGCGCGGAACCGCGCCGGCGCCGCGTTGCAGGAACGAGCTGTAGGTCAGGGTGGTGGCGATCGCGATCCACCGGCCAGTGGCACCCGCGCCGTAGGGCTTGAGCACCGTGGCATTGTCGTCGGGGGCGTTGGCTACATCACTCCAGAAGAACACCGAGCCATAGCCGTCGTTGGGGGTGGTCTGCCCCCGCGCGAAGACCTGCATCCCCATGACCCCCGTGAGGTCGCGCAACTGATCGAAATTGTCGCAGGTCTGCTGGAACGTGTTCAGCATGTCCGCCGAGACGACGGACTGGCCTTGAACAAACCGAGTGAGCGCGGGAGCGGCCATTATACCCGGGTCTTCCTTATTTCGAGGATCGTGACGGGGACTACCGTGAACAGCACATAGACGACCAGCACACCCAGCCCCAAGACACTCTTGGTGGTCAGAACGAGCACGGCGAGGACGAACGCCCCGGTCAGTGCGAGCAGCAGTAGCGCGCGCGCCGAGAGGGCGTAGCCGAGCCCCGTGAACGCCGTAACGACCGCGCTCATGGCCCCGGGGTCCGCTGCCGGTCGAGCCGCAACCGCTCGGACGCCAGCAAACCCGGATTGAAGAGTGAGGTCGCGCTCGGCCTGCTCCTGTCGCAGCCGCGTGACATCTGCCTGTAGGCCCTCCATAGCCGCCAGGAGGCGATCATCCTCATGAACCTGCATCTCCTCCACCAGATGGAGCGTCTTCGGCCGTCTCGGAGCCGCGTCGACGGCCTCGTACCTTAGTCTCGCTACTGTCGCCTCGGAACCGTCTGTGGAGTTCATTGAATTTACTCTCGCCTAGTTTCTTGGGTGGTTCGGCCTTGGCCCTGAGCGCCGCGTAGTCGACGACCGAGTCAAAGACCTTGATCCGCTCCTTGACCCCGTCCGGGTCGTCAGAATAAGCCATGTCGCTTAGCAGGTCCAGCATCTTGACCGCCGCGTCGTCGAGTGCCGCAAAGAGGACGTCGGTGCTCATGGCGTGGCAGGCTCCGCATACTTCGCGTACGGGTCCTCCCCGGGGCCTGCGGCTTCTGGGATGGGTGCCGCGACGTACTTCGCGTAAGGGTCGCTCGGGTCCGGGGGTGCGGCCTCCGGGCCCCCTTCCGTAGGAGCAGGAACGTCAGTACCCCCACCTTGAGGCAGGGGGGCCCAGTTGACAGGTACTTTGTCTCCCGAGGGGGAAACCACTGGCGCTGCGAACGCGCCCCCGATTGCGCCCCCCAGTGTTGAAGAGAGACCAAACTGAACGGCCTTGGCAACGTGGCTCTCTGGATGCTGCTTCATGATGCGCAAAATCTCGGCCGTGTCCCCTAGTGCATACTGCCTTAACGCATGCGCCTCTTCCGGGCTGATTAGCGCGCTATCGTGCAAGGCGTCGCGAACGGACTGCATGACCATCGCCATCATGCTTGGATGCGCCAACATTTTGCTGACCGACTCCTCATCGCCGAGGTCGTGCGCGGTAAGGCTACTGCCCCCGCCGCCGACAAACTGCGCGGACTCAAAGTCCTTGCGTTGCTGCCTCGCCCAACCGATCAGCCGATTGCCCTCGTCATCTCCCAAGACGTGCTTGATATTATCCTGAAGCCCGCCAGTACCGTCCGCGATCTTGTTCAACAGGCCCGCCGCATCGACGCCGCGTTTACCGCGCCCTTCGAGCGCATCGCGCAAGGAGACACGCAGATCGTTCTTTATCTGAGAGATAAGCTCCGGCTTTTGCTCCGGCGGCACTTTCTCCGTCAAACCATCGAACCATGCCTGAAACTTACGAGTGCTGTCCCCCACCAGATGCCCCTCACCCTCTCGCAAGGCACCCATCCGGATACTGTGGGCATGGTAGACCGCGCGCGCCTCGGCGAGATGGGGCACCTGGTCGAGGGCCCGCCCGAGCGACGACGCACGCTGCCCGATCGCCACCCCCAGATCATGGGTGGGCTTGGGTTCCCCGCCGGGCACGTTCTTGAGGCTCTCGGAGAGGCGCTGCGCCGCGATACGAATACGATCGAGCGCGCCGCCCGTTATCGTTGGCGGCGTTGGCACTACTGGCTCGGCGACCCGCTGGCCGCCTAGTTGTTCGAGGAGAGTGTCCCGCATGGTCGGGTTGGCTTTCTCAAGGAACGCTTTCTGGGTGGGGTCGAGCGCCGACAGGTCCCACCCACCGCTCTCCGTCCAGGCGGCGTGATCCGCCTCATACTTGTCGAGCGAGGTGAAATAATCCTCCAGCTTGCCAATGTCGTGAACCTGCTTCGCTGCCTCCGGGTCGTCCAGCCGCGCTGCCGCGACCCGCTTGGCCTGGCCCATCGCGGCGCGCATCTCGCGGTTGTCGAGTGTGTCCATAACCTGGTCGGTCATCTCGACCGGTTCCGCATAGGACGTGCGGAAGTCCCCCACCGCCAAATCGGACCGAGCCGCGTTCAACCGTGCAATTTCCTGCTCCGTAGTATTCTCGGTGTGCGGTGCGATAATCCGGCCCTGGTCGCGCAAGGCTACCGGCTCGTTCACCGTGACGGCGCGCATCTCCGCTTTGAGCGCTTCCGGGTCCGGGCCGAGCTTACGCCCCGAAACCCGGAACAGTTTGCGCAGGTTTGGCGCGTGCTCGCTCTGATACGCCTTGGCGGGGGGTAGGCCCTGCTTGGCCCGCTCCTCACTCTCCGCTTCGATATTCTTCGTAGTGACCGTGTCGTGCCTTCCCACCGAGGCTATCCGGCGTTCAGCGGCACGCTGCGCCGGGATGGTACCCGGCGAGCGGTCGCCCTTCAACGTATCCAGCGCTCGCGAACCCACGTAGCCTATCTTTGCGTCAGCAGCGCGAGCCAGAGCTGGAATGGCTTTTCCCGCGAAACGGGCGGCAACTGGAACAGCGCCGCCCGCCACTCCCCCCCCTATAGCCCCTTCGACGCGATGGCCCTCGCCCGCTTCTCCCGCACCCGAGAAGGCACCTACCGCCGCACTTGCGAGCGTCTCCAGAGGGTGGGTAGCCAACGAGTACCCGGCCGCACCGCCTTCGGCTGCGTGCTGCCAGTCGCCGCCTTCTTCATACCCCGCCGCAGCCCCCGCCGCCGCGCCACCTACTCCTGCTAAATGGGACGCAGCCCCGGTGCCAACCATCCCCCGCGCCAGACCAGCCGGGAGAAACGGCCCCGCTGCTCTCCCACCCAAGTACATGCTGGCGGCGGAACCGGCGAGATTGGCGGCAGGCGCCGCCACCCAGTGCTGTTTGTAGTATTTTGCCCGCTCTTGCCGGATCGCCTGGTCGTAACCCTCTGCGTACTCCTTGCCGTGGGTGGCCTCCATGACCTTCTTGTCGAAGTCTAGGCCCCAACCTTGAAAAATACCCTGGTAAGCCTCGTCGTGATGACCCCACCCAGCGTAACGCGCGTCAAAATACCCCATCATGCGGGGGCTGGCACCACTCTTCTCCATCTTCTCCCGCTGCTCGGACCAGACCTTTCGGTCCTGCACGAACTTTTGAGCACCCTCCGCCACGTCCGCTCCAGCTGCTACCCCCTGAGCAACCGAGCCAACAACACGCGCGACAGAGTGCCAGTCAGGCTTAGGCACCTTGTCCGGCGCAGGTGGTGCCACCACGGCGTCCGCTACCTCGGAGCCCAGCCACGATCCGAGACGCGCTGCCCCGGTAGTTGGTGAAAGCGCCCCAAGAACAGAGTCTGTCCAGCCGCCAGCCATCAGCCCTCTCCGATCACGACGTGCCAGTGCGGGCCTGTCGTCATGCCTGGGATCGGGTGGGTCACCTCGTTACGCGACTCGATGACCTGATACCCAGCCTGTTGGATGCGCTGGATGAACTGCTCGAAAGTCATACCTGGTAGCGACGCGGGGCGCACGTCCGCTGCGGCATTGCTCTTGTGGTGCCAGTCGGTCATCGACCCGGTCCGGTTATCTGGACCCCGGTGCTGGTCATTGATATGTACCCCCGGGAATATCCGCTCAAGCACCGGGCGAACGTCACTCACCGGCCGGAAAGGTACCCGGCGCATTATGCACCGCACCTCCTTCGTGCAGGAGGCGTTCCGCTGCGCCGGGGCCGAAATGCTTGTCGAAAAAGTGCGCGGTTCCCGGGTGCGCCTTCAAATCGGCGATCGCCCCCTCCGGGGGTTTAGGGAATTTACCCACCGGAGACGCAGCGGGGTTCGGGTGATACTCTGGGTCCGCGACGACATCCGGGTCAAGCCCTAGGCGCTTGGCAGTGTCGCGGTTATTGACCACCTGGTCCGCCTTGAGCTTGTCGAGGTTATTCCGGTAGTCGTTGATGATCCCGATAAGTTCCGAGGCGGACTGCGGCGCAAGCACGCCACCGCCATCGGCTGCAAACCGGCTGATCGCGAGCTGTGCCTGCTGGATGTAGGGCGCGTGATCGGTGCCGAGCCGAACCAGTCCGATACGCACCGCCTGGTTGTTGAGGATACGCTGCGCCGCATCGACCACATAGGCTGACATCTGGTTGTCGAGGCTGCCGCGCGTGCGAAGCTGTTCCGCCGCGCGGTCGACTACCGGGAGCAAACGCTGCAATTCAAGCCAGGGCTTGCCCACTCCGACCGTCTGCATGTCGTGGCGCATCTTGATCTCAAGCTGCGCTTTCTGCGCCGCGGTCAGCATGCTGTACTTGGGATCGATAGTACCCATCATCTCCATAATGTCGGCAAAAGCGGCGTGGTCTCCTTTGCTCACGCGGGCCAAAGCATCCTTGAACTCGGGCGTTTCCTGGAGCTTGTGCGCCAGAACGGCGCGCTCCTGCTGCACCTCAATATCCGCAGCATGCATGGCCAACCGGTCGAAGTGATTAGTCATGTCGCGATTAAGACCGCGCAAGCCGTCCAGCCCGTAACGGTCGATCATGACCAGCGCCTTCTCGTCATTAAACGAGATGGCGAGCGCCCTCGCCTCAGACGTTGCGGTGCGGACCTTGTCGGAATACTCCTTCTCGGACATCGCCTCACGCTTGTCGACTTCGCCGATCGCCTTGTCATAAGCCCGCTGTTGGTACTCGTACATCTTCGCCGCGTTTGTCGATTCGACCTGCCACTTTTTGAAAGAAAGCTCGTACTGTTCCATGTCACCTTTATGGAACGCCGTGAGCGCCGCCGCCGCAGCGTTAAGCGCCGTGGTCATCGGCGTGCGCGTCAACAGCGACCCCATCATGGCGATGAACATCGCCGAGGAGCCCCACGCCTTGAGTGGGTCGGTTGGCTTGAACTTTGGCTGTGTGGTCGGCTTCTCCGGCACCGGCGGCGTCATCGCCGAGCGCCGGTCCGCGATCTGGGTCTTCTCGCTCTCCCGCTGCTGCTCGGCGTCGCCAACCCGCTTGCTGAAGCTCTCAACGCCTTTCTTGGTCTCGCTGCGTAAATTGTGCGCCTGATCCATAATGCTTTGGTAGCCGCCAGCGAGCGCGTCGACCGCAGCCGACGTTCCCGGCCCGCTGGCTGGCGCCCCGCCGCCCAAGGTATCGGCTGCGGTAGGCATTTATGCCGCCGCCGCCAGCTGCGGACGAGAGGCCATGCCCGCCATGGCCCCGGCGAAGTTGCTGATTGCAGCCGACGCCTGGTTGTCTTGCGTTGTCTGGGCTTGCATGAGCTGCGCGTATATCTGGTCGCCGAGCTGCGTCTCCTGCACGCCCTGCGAGTAGAGCTGGATCGCAAGCTGCGCGCCTTGCGCCGAGGCGCGCTCGGTTACCGCCTGCAAATCCTGCGCTTCGGCACTCGACCCGGACATGCCCCGCGCCGCGTACTGGGACTTGATCGTGGCATGCGCGGCCTGCGTCGCCTGGTCGATCCCGGTCTGCAACCCGGGAGGCAACGTCCCGCTGGAAAGATAGCTTTCCATTAAAGATCCTTGCGTCGTCAGACTCGACGCCGCGCTGGTGAGGTTTGCGCTATAGGGCGAAGGCTTGTTACCCCCGAGCAGATTGGCGCCCATCCCGAGCATACTCATCGCCATCATCGGGTTGGACGTAAGTGACTTCATGAAGCCCCCGCCGCCTGGCGCTGCTGCAGCAGCGGGAGCCGCGCCGCCCAAAGCTGCAGCAGCTGATGTGTCGTAAGGGGTTCCTGCGAGTAGGTCTGTCGGGCCCATATGCGAAGCTCCTGGCGCCAAAGAAGAGGGTGCCGACGTACCCCCGGCGCCGGTACCGAAGGTCGCGTCAAAATTAGAGTTTAACCCAGTTGTTGTCGCCGCGCCAGCATCGGTTGTTATAGCCCCCGTCGAGTTCGCCGCCGGGAGGCCCGGCACACTCCCCGCCTCTGTTACTCCAGTACTCGCCGGGCCACCCGCACTGCCCCCCGCTGCCGCACCGCCACCGACCGAGCCCGGCAAACCGGTACCGCCACCACCCGAGCCGGGAAGCCCCGTACCTCCGGCAGTCACGCCGCCGCTCGCCGCTGCCGCCACTGCGCTTGGGTCGGTCGCGGCGATACCTGGTGGGGCTGCCGCCGCTGCCGCGCTGGACGTGCCTCCGCCTGGCGCTGGGGCCGCTGGCGTGCTTCCACCGAAGGGCTTGGCCGTGCCACCTAATGCGGAGGACAGGACGCCGGCTTCAAGACCGCCAAGCGCTCCTTTACCGAGCGACTGGCCCGTGATAGCGCTGGTAGCGAGGCCACCCAAGACGTCGCCACCGATCGTAGCGAGAGCGGGGGAGATGCCAAGTCCCAAGGACTCAAGAGCGCTACCGGCGACCCCCCCAAGGCCCATAGTCAGGCCGCCAGTCAAAGCACCAAGACCGATATTTCCCCCCGAGATAGCGCTGGTCCCGGCGCCTAACGCTGCGCCTTCAACAAGCGTCGCGCCGATCCCCGCCACCGTCGAGCCGACGCCGATGGACTCGAAAAGGCCAGAAATTAGCGCTGTGATACCCATCTATCGCAACCGTTTCGAGAAACCGCTCTCAACCTTAACATGACCCCGCATATTAAGCAAAAATCCGGCTTCGGGATGGGCCTCCTTGATCGTGGTGTGCATAACGTCGACACCCTTGACAGCGAGCGCCGCTTCGACGTTCTCGAACAGCAGCGTGCCCACGCCTGCGTTCCGGTGGTCCGGATGCACCCAGAACAGGTCCGCGAGCGCCCAGGTGTGGCTGCGATAATGCGGGTGCTTGCGGACCAGGTAAACCGCGTAGCCAATAATCGCGCCGTCCTTGCGTACAATGAACGGCGCGAGCACCCCGGCCTTGTCGAGCGCGAGGTAGACATCGTAGTCCGGGTCGAGCGGGATGTCCTCCTGGTAAAGGGCGAGCTCACGCCAATGCTCCGCGAACAGCGGCTTGAGCTCGTCGATCAAGTCGGCGACCCGCTCCTCCTTAAATTCCAAGAGCTGTTTCGGCATCGCGGTGTTCCTGAGCGTGAATCGCAATCCAGGCGATCTTCTCGGCTTCGTTCTTGAAGTCCACCGTCAAGAGATCGACCCCCGAAAGACGAAGCGCGGTGTTCATGTCCGAGTGAAGTTGGGCGTTGTACTGAAGGAAGTCCGCGATATGCGGCTCGTCAATCGGGTCGATCGGGTAACTCACCAAACGAGGCCCCCCTTTCGCCGCGATCGCCTGCCTGATCCGGTCGTGGCTATCGAGATGGTCGAAACTCCACCGCAGCCAAGTCCCCGGAACACGCGGCACCTCGAACAACGCCGCGAGCATGGCTACTCCCCGGTACGGTTCGAGCGCCCCACCGGCCGCGTCCGGTCCGGCTCGACCTGCGGCCACGTATATGGCCCAAAGTCGTTCCAGCCCGTTCCCCGCCAATGCGCCGTGCCGTTGGGCGTCTGGGCGGTAAACCCGAGCGGGTTCTCGCCCTCGTCGAGGATGCTCTCAAAGTCGAGCTTGCGTTTGCGTGACATACTGTTTCTCCTTAGCCCATATGCGCCGAAATGTCGGAATAGGTAAACGACAAATTCGCCAGAATGAAATCCGGTGATCGCGTCGAAAGACGTAGTCCCGCTGAAAAGAACGAGACCCCGGGCGTTTTGGTCGCAAACACCGGCCAATAGGGCGGGTCCGCTGGAAAAGATGGCGGGAACACCCACGGGTTAAGTAATATCCGATCCGGCACCGAAACCAGCCCCGGGTCACTAGGCTGCGGCGTCATGCCCGAAACGGCGAGGTCCACGGTACAGTCGATCCCCGCCCCAGATTGATCCTGTGCTTGAATATACAGGTACACCAAATCCTTGATGAGAAAATTGTTCGACCCTCCGCCATAGAGCTTGGTATCGAGACGCTTCGTCAGGGTCGTCGACGGTTGGCGGAACATCGGCCAAAGCACGCGACCGTCTGTCCCCCAGGCGTAGAGCTTCGAGGCGATCTTTTGCGTGCCAATAAAAGTCAGGTTACCCGGCGACTGCGAGACGATAACCCAGTCTTTCTCGTTCCACGCCGCCATCACCGTTCGCAGGTTGCCCGTGTCGGGGTCCTTTGTCGTCACCAGCACCAAGTAGTGCTTGATATCAAACAGGGTGGCACACGCCGCCGAGGGCACGACCCCGCCTTGTCCCGGCGTGAACACCGCGTTCTGCCACACGTCGGTCAGCTTCGCTGAAGCTAGAGTTGCCGAGCCGCCATACAGCCCAAACACCCCCACCTCGTTGGCGAACAGGATAGTCTTGCCAAAATCCTGTAAGGCGTAAGGGAAAGGAACCCCCGTCTGCGGGTCGACATTCTGGTAATTAAACACGGTGGTCGCTGGGTTGCCACTGGTCGACACCCCCGAGATAATACTCACCGAGCCGTCACCAAACATATAGAGATAGCCGTTCGACTGGCGGATCGCGGTGTATTTGGTCTGTAAGAAACCGTCGGAATTAGTGAACAACACGCCCCCATCCGAGGTCGCGAAATCCGAGAACGATTCCGGCGCCGAGACGCTGAAATTCCCGCCTGGCGGCAATGAGACATTAACCCCGGCATGTGGGTTCGCGATCCATACCCTCTGCTGGTAGGTCTCCATCGCCGAGCCACTGACCCCGAAGGGCATCAGCGAAACCGTGGCGGCCGCCGCGTTATTGCTGCCCGGCGCGATCTCGATAGTCGGCGCTGAGGTGTAGCCGCGCCCTACCGACGAGATCAGGACCCCGGCGATCCCTACCGGCGCGAGCACCGCCTGCGCTGCGGCTCCCACACCGGGGTCGTTCACCTGCGCGGCCGTCGAGGACGCCGCGCTCTTGATTGCCGGCGTAATCACTACCTGGGGCTGCGTTGTGTAGCCCGCGCCACCATCCGAAACCACGATCTGAACTACTTGTCCTTGAGCCAAAACGGCAGTAGCCGTCGCATCGGTTGTCGCCCCACCTCCAGTGAAAGTGATGAGCGGCGGGATCTGGTATCCCGAGCCCCCCGCGGCCATATTAACGCGAACAATCGAAGTCGCCTCCAACTGCACAACCCCGGTTGCGCCCGCGCCGCCACCGCCTATAAAAGTAATGCCCGGAGCTGAGATAAACCCGGACCCCGGGTTAACAACCGTGATACCACCTACGCCCCCGGGATTGACTGACGCAACGCCCGCCGCTCCGGTTCCATTGCCAGTGAACCCCACGGTCGGCGCCGCCGTGTACCCCGTGCCTGGGTTCGTGATGACAACTCCCGTAATGATCCCGTTCTCGACCGTCCCGCTTCCAACCGCCCCTGTCCCATCTCCATTGATCGTCACCGTGGGAACCCCCGTGTACCCGGACCCGGGGTTGGTGAGCGTGAGGCTTGTCACCTGCCCCCCGGTCACCGTCGCTGTTGCAGTCGCTCCGGTACCACCTCCACCTGATATGACCACTGACGCCCCAGTGTACCCCGACCCCGCCGTGGTGACGAAAACTGTCGAAACCCCCGACCCGATCGTCGCGGTGCCCGTCGCTCCCGAGCCCCCGCCGCCACTGAAGGACACTATGGCGACCCCGGTATACCCGGACCCGGGGGCGGTCACATTCACCGCCGCTACGCCGCCTGCGTTAAGCGTCGCTTCGAGGATAGCCGAACTATCCGACCCACCCCCTACGATCGAGACCGTCGCTTTAGTGTACCCCGTGCCCGTACTGACCAACGTAAGCCCGGTTACCGAGCCTCCCGCCACCGTGGCCGTAGCAGCTGCTCCGGTTCCATCTCCTGTGATAACGACCGTTGCTTCCGAGTACCCCGAGCCGTGGCCCACAAGTGTAAGCGCAGCCACTTGTCCTGCTGATATAAAGGCCGTAGCCGTCGCTCCCGTCCCGCTGCCACTGAACGCCAACTGCACGATATCCCCCACCTGATAACCCGTACCGGGGTTGTCCACATGGATATCCACTACTCCTCCGCCTAGAATCGTGGTCGTGAAAGTCATTCCGGTACCACTGCCCCCAAAGGCAGCGACCGTGGGTACCGCCGTATAATTGCTGCCCGACGACAGTAAATTCACCCCCTCCGGTTGCGCACCCCCCGCTGCGAACAGAGTGACCCCATCCCAAGCCCAATAGTCGTTTGGGGTGTTGCGGTTGCTGATAAGCAAGAGCTGCGTGCCCCACGACGCTACGGCTGGAAGCTCGCCGCCGGGGGTATAGAAGGTATGCACCGGCCCGATGGACGTGATCTCTCCCGAGTTGGTGTCGACCTGCGCCGCCGAGCCGTCGTCAAAGAACACCGCGACATAGTAGCTCGTGCCGAGCGTGTAGAAATAGAAGCAAATGATCGAATGTGCGCTAGCCGCCGCGTCGACGATCAGCGGCGCCCCAATATCCCACGCGGTGCGCAGCTTGCCTTCGCCAATCCGCAGGAAATTCTCATTCCAGACGAACTCATTATCCGGGATCGCGGTAGGTGACGCCTGCTGGTTCATGCCGCCAAAGGGGAACGGCGAGTAAAACTTCGTGCCGGGAGGAATGCCCAGGCTCTGCGAGACAGCGCTACCTATGCCCTGCTGCGGGCGGCTAGCCACTTACTGCTCCGCGGGCTTGGGGGCCCGATCATCATAGATCACGACGCCTTCGGGAGTCACCAACTGGTCCTTCTCGTTCCAGGAGGGCGCTGTTGCTGGGTTGGCCCACTGGCTCTCCGCCGAGAAGCTCTCGTGATATGGCGTCTTCCAATAATCTGGGTAGTGCAACCGCTGGTCGTTCGGATCAACCGCCGACACTGCCCTCGGGTCCTGCGATTGCAAAGCCCTCCAGAACCCCCTCATATCATAGTCCGTCGTCGCCGCGGCTGGATCGAAAGGAACCCCATGCGCCGCCACCCACTGGCGGAATTGCGCCTCTTGCTCTGGGGGAAGCGGCGTATTGTACGTGTGGTCCCCCGGCGCGAGATACGCCTTATTCCGCTCATATACCGGGTCCGTCGGCGGGGGCGCGGACACTTGAGCCGCAGGAGCAAGCGCTTGTGCGGAGGCCGCCACTCCGGGCGCCAACATGGCATAGGGAGCTAGTGCGTCCACTAGAACACGCTCGGGTAGTACAGCGGCGTCTTGCCCCGATCGCGCGCGACGACATCATAGCCGATGCTGCCCATGAAGCGCTGCTCCATCGCCTCGGACTGGGCATAGCGCTGCGCCGTCAGGAAAGCGAGGGACGCCGCCTTATATTTGACCGTGTTGCGCATCTCCTCGGGGAGGGCGTCCACGTCGTCGTCGCTGTAAATGTCCGCTGGCACGCACGAGACATAGGCTTCGATCTCGCACGCCTGGCTGGGAACCGGGAACATCCACAGCTCACCCGCCTCGCCGTCATTGAACGTCGACCACACAGCTGGGTATGAGGTCGTCTGATTGGAGTAGGCCCGGCAATATGCCTGGAAATCGTCCCACGGCATCCAGGTCAGCGCGGGCCGGAAAGTACCCTCCCAGGCCACGACGATCTGCACGACGTCAATGATCCCGCGCAGCCCTGCGTACTGCGCGCAGAGCACTGGGTTAAAGAAACCTTTATATGGGTAACGCTCGACCCCCGCGATCGTGGTCATCCCGTTCTGGGCGGTGTTCAGACTATAGAAGGGGTTGCTCGCCGCCGGGAAAGCATCTGGCAGAGCGCCCGGTTGGATCGCCCCCGCGAGCATCCCGCCTGCTTGCGCCGACGCCCCCTCGGCGGATTGACCCGCGAGGAAACGCTGGCAGCACCCGGTAATCTTGGCCACGTCGCGGCGCGCTTCGTTGATCCAACGTGTAATCTGGTTATCAGAAGTGAACAACCCCAACTCGTCATGGAGCAGGCTCCGTGTGTCCTGAACGTAAAACTGATAACCCATGCCGCGATCCTAACAGAAAAAACCACGACCCGCCACAAGGACAAGTCGTGGCTTCTCTCGCCAACCACCCCAGCGGAGGCTTAGGTCGTCAGAACCACGGATACGTCGGGGAGGCCGCCGACCGCGCAGGTCACCACCGGAGCGGTAGTAATGATCGAAGCGGTAGCCAGCACCAGCACGGTTGGTGCCGAGGTGTAACACCCACCATCATAGACCACCGCGCCCGTCGCCGTCACGCCGTTACTTGACGTCGGAGCGAGAATGTCTGCATTGCGCGTCCGCACCAATTTCGACTGGGTCGAGACGTTGCGGTAGGCCGGAGCCGTCGCCGGGAAATTATCTTCTGCCGTGATGCGAACCACCGCTCCAGCCACACCCGCGCCGGCCGTACCGGCAGTAATGCCTGTAATTGCCCAGTTCATGATCGTCGTCGCCGCACCCGAGGCACCGCCACCGCCCGAGAAGGCGAGAGTGGGGATCGCGGTCAGGGCGGTGCCGTGATCGACACAAACCAGGCCAGTGATCGTGCCCGCGCCCGTGAGCGTGGCCGTAGCCACCGCGCCCGAGCCGGAACTGAGGCCGTTCTGGCCTTCGCGCGGATCGTTCGACAGAACGACGGTTGGAGCGGTAACATAACCCGCGCCCTGATCGACCACAGTAACCGTAATGGTGCCCGCCGACAGGGCCGCGTAGGCCGTTGCCTGGATGCCACCCGGAGGAGGAGCCGAGATCGTCACCTGCGGCGCATAGACATACCCCGAGCCGCTGTTGTTCACAGTGATCGTAGTGCTAATCGCACCGCCAATGATCGCACGCCAGATCGAACCACCTGTCGAAGGCGTGACCACCGGTGCCGAGGTATAGCCCGTGCCCGCGTTGGTAATGAGCGCACCCACCGCGCAACCCGACTGGTTGGCGAGCCGGTAGTTGACGCCATCCGAATAGATGAACTGGACCGAGCCACCCGTCGTGCCACCACCGATCGTGCGCCACATCTGCGTGATCGGGTCATACTCCTGTAGAACGGTGTAGAGCCCAAGCTGGATATTATACCAACCGGCCGGGGTCAGGGGGTAAACCTGAGCCGCCTGAAGCGAGATGACGTTGCTAACCGCACCCTTGAGGCTCGGGGTAACGCCAGGACCAGAGAAAAGACCCATCTCAATAACTCCTTAGATGACTGCCGGGGACGTGCCGGGGACGTTCGGCCACGCCACCCCAGTGATACCAGTGACATGCGCGCCCGAGGACGGCTTGGCACAAATGAGATCGGCTGCCGAGATCAGCACGCCGATATCGGAAATCTGCCCGACCGGGATCTGGCTCTCGAAGCCGCTAAAGGTCATCGGCGCGTGCTCGGACATATAGAGCCCGGTGTAACGCGAGTTGATGAAATACATCTCACCCAGCGGGCAGAACGGATCGGGGAAGATAGGCGTGTCCATGACACGAATGCCGCGGAACCCGGTGTTCACCACGTCATCCTTGCCATAGATCGACCGAGGCGTGGTAGTGTACATCTCGAAATTCTGGAAGTCGCTCATGAGCACGGCGTAATTGGCCGGGTTCATCACCGCATAGTCCGGAGACTCGCCGCCGGCGCCCTGCTGAACGCGCAGCAACATCTGCGCCACGCCGACGCGCGTAGTCGCCGCGCCGCCGGTGTTGGTGATGAGCTGGCCCTTGAAATAGGTGCTACCCGAGCGGGTGATACCGCCGTAAGCCGGTACGTTCGTACCATCGTCATACGCCTGATATAGCGAGTCCCAAGCCTGACCGTTGGCGTAGTTATTGGAGTAAAGCGCCTGCGCGTAAGCCTGCTTGATAACCACCGCCGCGTCGGACATGACCGCGCGCAACTTGGGGATCACCGTCTCGCTCGACTGCAGGATGGCTTCCATCCCGAAGAAACCGATCGGGACCATACCGAGCTTCAGGTTGAACTGCGCATTCTGGATCGCAGCCTGGTCGGTTGGCATCGGGAAGTCGCCAGCGAACGAACCCCAGTTAAAGGTCGTGAACGAAGCACCCAGGACCGGGATCGTGATCTGGCCAACGCCGCCCCGCGCCGCCTTCGCATTCGACATGAACAGCGAGAGCAACGGGTGCGACTGATAAATCTGCACGTAGAGGCTCGGAATGAAAGCTCTGCGCGTTATGGCGGCTAATTGTGCCCCCAGGGCGCCACCGGGAGTGATGCCGTTATTCGTGATCGGGCCCACGGGGGCGATAGGAAAAGCCATCTCTTAAATCTCCGTTAAGCCGCGAAAGTCTCCGCGACGTACTTGTCCGGATCAGCCGCGAACCGCGAGAGCTGGTCGTCCTGGTACGCCAGGGGGTTGATATGAAGCAATTTAAAGTCCGCTTCCTCCGATTCCTCGGCGGAGCCAAACAGATTGATCTTGCGCGGCAACCAGTCGGCCTTGTTCACGGTCTTGGCGGGCGTCTGCTGCGCCACCCAAGCCGCCGAAGCGTCGGCGTCGGCATAGTTGCCCGTCTCTTTCATCCGGGCAACCATCTTGTCGAAGCCTTCGTCGGTCAGATTATACTTCTGACGCGCGCCGGCCAAAGCGTCTTCGAGGTTCGAGCGCGCGGAGGCTTCCTCGCGCGCTTCCTTCTCGGCCAGACGCTCGGCGCGCATCGCGGCGAGATCTTCCTTGGCCGCGTTAAGCTCGTTCTGAAGCGGCGCGATCATTGGGGAGAACTGGTCCTCCGGAATGTTGACGTCCGGATACATCTCCTTGGCCTTGGCGCGAACCTTCGAGCCAAGGCTCGAATCGTTCCATAAGGATTCAAGCAGTTCCTGAGCGCGGGCGGCAGGGTCGATGGCGGTTGCCTCGGCCATGCTACTTCACCGCGTCCTTGCTGACGTGCTCGATGCTGCCTGGACCATCCGAGGCGCGTGCAGGCATGCCCGACTTACGGGCGCCGAGGTCCATATAGTTGAGTGGCACCATGATGATGCCGGGAGTCTTGCCGGCTTCGGGGATGTCTTGAATATATGGTTTTGGAAATCTCGCCATGATCTTGTCCTTACGCTTCGGGGGGTGGGGGCATTGGCGGCATCCCGCCGCCCATCGGGGGTGGGGGCATTGGCGGCATCCCGCCCGGCATCATCGCCGCCATCGGATGCGGGCCGCCGCCCGCTTGTGCGGCGCGTGCCGCTGCGGCGAGCTGCTGGATCACATCGGTCGGAGCCGGCTGGGGGGATGCCTCGCTCATGTGCTTCGAGAGGTCGGTAACCGCCTTGAGCACCGAGGAGTGCAGCGGCGAGCCTAGCGGGACCGACACGAGCGCCTTTTGCAGGAGCTCAAGCGCGGTCTTCACGCTAGCGGTACCTTGCGCTCCCGCCCCGGCCATCGGCGAGGGTACTGTCGCTCCGCCCGTTCCACCCGCAAGCCCGGGCGGGAGCGCGGGGGCTCCACCTGGGGCTGGCATCGGGGGACCTGACATCATCGACGAAATTCCTTAGTCTGTCCCGGCCCGGGGAGTAAACAGGGAGTAAACCTTCCCGAGCCGGAACGGGTTGGTTACTTACGCGTACCGCGCTTGTGACCACGCTTGCCACGACGAGCCATGGGGATCTCCTTTCCTCGTTAGAGTTGCCGAGAGAGATACGCTAAAACCTCGGACAACCGCAAAAATATATGATAGGAATTAGTGTGTCAACTACCATCGAAGCCATAGGATAGTATAACATGCGGATACCTAACCGAAATTTGGAAAGGTTCGTTCGTGAGGTCGCTGACGAATGCCTAATCTCGCAGCGTGATCGCAGCATCAAATACGAATACTTCAAGAACTACTTCCTGTTCGGCTCCGACGACCCGGCAAGTGCGGCGATCTACAACAAGACCTTCGCCTACCTCGACGATCTGGAATCGTTGCTCTACTCGCCCTTATCGCTACGATTCCGTATCTCCAACCCACTACTACCCAATGTACTGGAAGAAGCCAAGGGCCGCGCCACCTCGAACTACCTGCGCTCTATGTCGAAAAGCTCGGACACCGATACCCGCATCTCCGAAGCGGTGCTGTGGTCGCTCATCAAGGGCAAGACCTTCATCAAGGGAACTTACAAGCGCGGGCAGATTGTCTCGGACCTGGTGCAGCCCGAGGACATGGGTGTACTGCGCGAGAACCACAACAAACTCGACGAGGACATGGAAGCCTTCACGCAGACCATGTATATCACCCCCTACCAGTTCGAGCGCATGATCTGGAACCACCCGGACAAGAATCTGCTACGCAAGCGCGCCAACCGCTACGCCGCGGGTCAACGCCCGACCACCGGCGGACGCATGACCGTCACGACCGGCGGCATGCAGCCATTTCAGGCGGGCGGCGCCCAGAATATGTCGCCACCGCAGCGCGGCATGGTCGACTGGATGACCACACCTGCTCCCATCCTCGCGGCTTCCCTCGAAAACCGCCTGCTGCGCCTCGACGAGGTGTGGATCTGGGATGACAAGCGCCGCGACTGGGCAACGTTCCAGCTCATCGGCGACGACATCCTGATTATGGGCAAATACTCGATCTTCAACGCCCTAGCCCACAATCCCGAGACGATGCAGCCTAATGATGCGCTGGTCGGCCACCATCCTTACACCGAGTTCTCACCGAACCGCATCGACCAGTATTTCTGGGGTCGCTCCGAGATCGTCAACATTGCACTGCTACAAGAAGCGATCAACAGCCGGATCAACGGCACCAACCGTCTGCTGCGTCTCCAGGAGGACCCACCCAAGCAGTTCAGCGGCTCGTCTGGCGTCAACCAACAGGCGCTCGCCCGTTTCAACAAGCCCGGCGGCTACTGGACCGACAGTAACCCCCAGGCCCAGGTCAAGCCGATGGCGCCCGAGATCCCCGAGAGTCTGTGGGGCTCGCTCCACGAGTACGAACGGATGTTCGACGAAATGGGCGGCCTGCCGCCGATCGCACGCGGCCGCGGCGAGGCCGGGGTGCGCAGTCAGGGCCACGCCGAGACGCTGGTTCGCATGTTCTCACCCCGCTTCAAGGACCGCGCGCTCCTGATCGAGCGCGACGTCTCCGCTCTGGGTACTCTCATACTCAACCTCGCGCGCGCCCACGTCGGGAGCAAGCTGGTCGCCTGGGTACCCGAGAAACAAGCTGGGATGGAGGGCGAGCCTGCCAATCCACTAATCGTACCGCCGGCCGAGGGTCTGGTCGCGGTGCCTTTCCTGATCGCGGACCTGTCCGATGACGTGACGCTAAGTGTCGACTCGCATTCATCGAGCCCGGCGTTCAGCGCCGACGCCAAGAACCTGATGTTCGATTTGTTCAAGATCCACGCCGCGAGCGCCGAAGACGTGATCGAGCATACCGACGCGCCCGATCCGGAAGGAATGATCTCAGGGATTATGCGCCGCGAGATTGCTGCTGCCAAGGCGCAGGAAGCCGAGAACGCCGCGACCGCCGCCGGGAAAGCCGTGAAGCACTAGCCCTGAGCGGCGGCGTTCAGATTGTCAGCTACAGTTTGGAGCGCAGCGGAGGCTGCGTCAATGGCGCGCTGGTCAGCTTCGAGATCCTGAATAAGGTCCTCGATGATCTCGCGCTCGGGATCATAAACCCCGCACGCCCGCAGCCATGCAATGACCCGGTGGGCCACGTTACGCAGCAGGCGGAGTCGGGGGCGTCGCTGCGGCGGTCAGGCTGTTGGCGATGGTCTGCAGGGTGGCAGAAGCCGAATCAACCGCGGTCTGGTCCGACGAGGAGCGCAGCGTATTGATCGAAGCGATCGCAGCGTCGCTCGCGGTCTGAACGGCAGCAACGGTTGCGGTGAGAACAGTGGTGTCAGCCATGAGATAATCCTCGGGTAGGCGGGTAGGAAGCGCGGAGACTACACCCGCTGTTACCGTTCGAGCAAGAGAATTGTTCCACCGGTGCTACTATCACGCCCCGCGGCGATCCTGACTGCCTCGTATGCCCCCTTGCCACAATCTATCGCCGCCAACGCAAAGTCCATGCCGCTACCGATCGCCGCGACGCAGTGCTCGGGCATAGACAAACACTTCTCATCGTAGGACAGAACCGAACCGTCTGGATGAAGCACGAGCGCTGAGAAATTATTCGTCAAATCGGGTTTATTCGTTTTATCCCCTCCTTCTTCGAGCCACTTCCTGAAAGCAACCGAAGAATACCCCGACCCCGAACAGCCTACTATCCTGCCGTCCGAGAGCTTCGTGATCTTCACGAAAGCCGTGTCCGTTATCGTACCCCCGGCTAAGACCAAGCCGTCCGCCGCCATCGAAGTTCCATCAGTTGCGATCGTCGTCATGTGCTCGTCCCGATCCGCCGCAGCGCAGACTCGCCCGGCTGGCCCGGGAACACGTCCATCGGCGCGACCGCCATACTACGGTATGCGCCCGAGAGCGCACGTTTGGCGATCAGTTGCGCCTGCTTGGGGTTCATGCCGGTCAGGCCCGCACCCGGCGCGAAGTAATTATCCGCCGCCTGCTGCATCTTGCCGGGCAGCTTCGGCGCCATGGTCTCGCCCATCCGCACGTCGTCGCGCAGGTTGGTCATCTTATAGTCTTCCATGACCTGGGTTGCCACCGAGTCGATCACGCCAACGATCGGCTTGTCGCCGATAATGCCTGGCGCGGTGCGGCTCTCTACCACCCGGGCGATGTTCTCGGCGGCACGCGCCGCCTCGATCGCCTTGCATGCCTTGAGTGGGCAAGGCGCGTCAGGTACGCTAAGCGACTTGGCGATGCGGGAATACTCGTGGCCGCAGCGCAGGCAACGGTAGTGTATCCGCAGCCTGGACGGCGCATGGTACCCCTCCTGCTCCTCACGCTCGTGACCCAGATATTCCATCACTCAGTCCCCGCCGGATACCAGCCGCTCGGCTCGAACGGCACCCGCATCGGCGTTCCCCAAATGGCCCAATAGCTGAACTCGGCCCACTTGCCGCCATCGAAACGCCGCGAGGGGCGCCAGTATGCTTCGTACTGCTCCGGCGCGTCGTCTGAAACCAGCCAGACCCGGGAGCCATCGGTGGGGGCACCGTCCATGCCTGAGGCGGGCGACGCTGGGGCTGGTTCCTCGGGTGCCTCCTCGCCGCCCGCCTGTAGCAACGCCCCGGGCACCGCGACGTGCGCGGGCTCACTGCTCTCGACCTGCGCCAAGAGAGCCTCGACGTCCTCTTCCGCCCGCATCGTTTTTGCTGTTGCCATGTTACAGTCCTCGCTCCGTTCGCCATGTCGGCTGGTCATTGTCGTCGTTCCCGGCTTGCGCCGCCATATGATTCCAGAACCGCGTCACCATGCCGTTGAGTGACCGGGTGCGGGCATTGGTAGTCCCGCTCTCCTCGTCTGTCACGACCTGCCAGGTCTGGTTAGCCATCATCATCTCGGGCCGCCGCCAGTTAACCCAGGCGCGATGCGCGAAAGCAGTGGCAAACACCCGGTCGTCCTTATGGTTCGGATCGCTGCTCTCGGGCGCCCCGATCGTCGAGCCGTCCTGCACCACGTTCATCATCTCGGCAAGCAGCGGGATCGAGCGCACCATCAGCTCCCTGGTGACGTAAGAGCCGCGCATACCGTGCATCAGCTCCTGCTTGGTACGCCATGTCGTCTCGAAGTTGAACGCATAGCCGCCCGACATCGAGTCGGGACGGGTGAACAGATACCACCGCGCATTGCTCAGCGCGTCCTCCCACTCGGCCCGGTTCGGCTGGTTTGCGCTCATCTCCGAGTTAATCATCATCTTCAAGTGTTCCCACTCGTGCATGATGATCCGGCCGCCGCCGCCCAGCTCGACGTTGACTATACAATCGCTATAGGCGCCAGCGAGATGCGCGAGCACCCAGGCCGCGTACTTCACCTCAACCTGATAGGTCGCGTACTCGGCGACCTGCACCAACCGGTCGGCGTAACAGCGGAACACCTGGATCGCGATCTGGTCCTTGTGGTCGTTGCGCCCATAGGCCGGGTCACAACCGATGACATATTTACCCTGGGCTACCGGCTCCTCCCAAACGCGCAGCTCGATATCCTCGGCGTCCTCGTCGTCCCCCAGGGGCACCATCTGCAAGTCGAAGAACGTGTTACCAAACTCGTAGCGGTAGGCGAGGTAGCCATAATCCTCGCCGCCGTCCTCGATGATCTGGCGGTCTTTGTGGACCTGGCGCACCGGGAAGAAGCTCTGCCCGGACATGATGAAGGCGTCGCGCGCGGTCCAGGGCTGGTTCTGGTCGAGCATGCCGCCGTCCGCCTCGCCGGCGTGTACGCGGTAGCGGTACCAGGCGAGTTGCTCGCGGCTGACCTCGAAGTTGTAGAGGTCCTTGACCAACTTAATCTTCTCGCGCTCCTCCTTGTCGGGCTTGTCGGTCCCAAACAGGGGGAAGCGCGGGTCGGACTGCTCGATACAGTTGGTCCCCGAGGCCCACCAGCCGATGAAGAACGAGCGCTGTCGATGCGGGTCCTTGAAGCCGCCCTGCCAGCTATCATGCCACATATTATGGCCCTTAGCTGTTGATTCATAAAGGAAAATCGAGTCCGGATTGTTCTGGGCGAAGCTCTCCTCGAAGGACTTCAGACCGTCCGCCGAGCCGTAGCTCGCGAGCTCGGTCAGATGGCACGCGGCGTAACCTTCGCCCTCTCCCCAGGAGGTGCCCTTGTCCTTGGTGCCGGCAACCTTGAAGTCGAAGCGGGAGCCGTTCGAGAACTTCATCATCTGCCGGTTGTCGGCGACGATCTTGAAGCTCTCGCCGAAGTAACCTTCGGGGAAGCTGTTGACGTACTGCTTCAAGACCGTCCGGTTCTTGTCCCGGTTCGCCTCGTTCTCGGTGACCAGCGCCATGGTGATCCCGGGGTGCATCGCCGCCCAGAACAGGTCGACCGCGAGCGACACGGTGGTGACCCCAAGCTGACGACTCTTGAGACATTTGAATACCTTCTGGCCTTGGTCGAGACCCTCGGCCACCTCGCGCAAGAAGCGCAGCTGCGACTCCCACAGTACCAGAGGCACGCCCTTGCCGTCCTGGCTGGTGGTCTCCTTCGAGCTGATCCGCAGGTCGCCAACGAACTCCTCGAACAGCGGGAGCCAACGCGAGGGTTTAAGTGCCGCCAAGACCCCGCTCCTGTCGCCAGTTACGCGTCGGCGGCTCGTCGGACTGCGGCTCGGCGTAGACCACGGGCGCTGGCACGCCGGTCAGGACCGCCGCGATGAAATGCGCAGTCACGGCGAGCTCACCGGGATTGATCGGGGACTTGAGGACCTGCTCGATCGCCCATTGCCTCTGCTCTACGGGCAGCTCGCGCCATTCCTCATAGGATATCATTGGCAAGACGTGCTGCTCAACCTGCGTTTCGGGTAAGGTGCTCATGACCCCCATCCTCGCCACATCGCCACGTTCGTCAAGGGGTAACGCTCATACTTGCCGACGCGAAGCGGATGGCTCGCAGGCGGACCGGCCCAAGCCCATAGCCGCTCGGTCACAGTTATCACATCGATCTCCGCCTCACAGATCGACCCCGCAAGCGGGCCGCCGAGGAGCTTGATCGTGGTCATCCCAGCGCCGCGACGACGATCCGCCGCGCCAGCTCGGTCTTACCCATCTGCGCGGCAGCAGCGGCTGCTTCGAGCCTCCCCATCATGGCGGGGGTGAGCGGGATGGTGAGCTTGGCGGAGAGCGCGTTCTCGCCCTTGGTGGTGTAGACGCGGGGCATCAATACCTCCCCTTGAGCTCGGTGGCGACGAACCTGCCCGGGCTGGACGCCTGCTGGAACGCCGCCCACACAGTGTCAGGGACGTTCTGGTAGACGTAGGTGCTGCCGTCGCGGGCGAAGGTTACCGCCAAGGCCCGAGTCTCGGTGTCATACTCGGCGCTCTCAACATTGGTCGAGACGAACGAGGCTTGCTCGGTGGTCACGCCGGACTGGCCGCGAGCCCACACCAGCCGCGCCGCTCGGGCAGTGGGGCGGGCGTGTCGTCAGGCGCTGCGCCCTTGATGGACTTGGCCGGCGTGTCGGCCTGCCAGCGCCAGGCCATGCACATGCTCGCGACGCACATATTGTTGACGACGATAGACTTGAACTGCGGGCCGCAGCAGACGCGGTGCTGGGCCTCGGTGGGGGTGAGATACATGTTCAATCGACCCAAGTGATCGCCTTGACGGCCCACATCTGCGCGGTCTGGGCCTCGGTGATCGCCACGCTGCAGAGCCGGGCCTGCTCGCCGGTAATGCCCTCGCGACCCTTAAGCGAGAACATCCGGTCAATCACCGCCGCAAACTCGCGTTTACAAGCGTCAACGTCCGGGTTGCTGCTGGGATTGAAGGATAGTCCGACTGCTTTCTCACCATACGTCATATGCTGCTCCTATCGAAGGGGGTTAGCCTACTCATCGGATATTATGATGTCAAGGCCGCGTAAATTACGATCCCACCCACGAGCGCTGGTAACCAGACGCAGCGGGACAGGCACATGGCCGCCCAGAACACTACGAGGGCGAGAGCGAGGTCCCCAATCACTCGGGAGGCTCCCCGTAATGGAACCCTTCCTCGTCCTCGTCCTCGTAGCCGATCGGGGCGTGCTCGATCGCAAGCCAGACGAAGTATGCACAGACTGCGAGAAGCAGGGCGATAATGATGAGCGTCGTCATTCTCCACACCCCCGCCCAACCTGGCCTTTGTCGCCCGGTGCGCAGAACTGCTGCCACGGCACCCAGCCTTGCGGACAGGCAAACCCCCAGTCGCGCATGCCCGGCCCCGTGGTGAACAGCGAGAGCGCCCGTTTGCCTTGGGGTATCTCCAGCCGGTGCAGCGCCTCGGCAGGCCGCGTCACCACGTCGCCCGCGACGCGCATATGCGACCCTTGGGGGGTATGCTCGACATAGCACCCTTCGAGCAGCCACGAGCTGTTGGCCCACGGATGGTCGTGCAGGGCGCGGTCGTCGTTGCTGTGCAGGATCTCGTGCAGGTAGATATTGCACACCTTGTTGCGCGGAACCACCCACCAACGGCGCAGGTAGTTGTCCCCGATCACAAAGTCTGGCTCACGCTGCATGACGCCGCGCGCCCAAGTCCGCATCTCGGCGAGGTCCGCCACGGGGTGGGTCATGTCCGCGTCCTCCGTGGGGTGTTGTCGTCGGCTAAGGCATTGATATGCTTCACCGCGTCGCCAAGCAATAGTCCGCGCACGGGAAGCTCCAACCGCGTCCACGCCTCCTGTGCCTCGCTCAAGTGGTAGGCCGCCTCGCGCAGATGGGCGACCGCCGCGACGATAGCCTGCTCGCGGCTGATCCCGTCACTGACCCCGCCACTCGGAGCAGCCTCCGTGCTAACCCGTCGCTGCGTAGTGGTATCGTGCTCGGGCTCGCCCTTGCGCCAACGCTTCATGTCGGCCGCTACCATCTCGGCGTCGGTACACTTAGTGAGCTCGGCGCGGCGCTGCGCGGGGTCGATCAGCTTGAGGGCGTCGGCGCGGGCGCGGTCAACCCAATGCAGCACCGTGGCGGGTGCATGGACGTCGCGCCCGACAAGCGTGAACACTGGCTCGTCGGGGCGGGCACTAACCAGCGGGTCGTAGGGACCCGGTTGGGCGGCGGTGCTGGTCATGGTTGGCCCAAGCGCCGCTGCGCCTCGACGCGGTGTTCGTGCGTCTGGCCGGTGTGGCGGTTGACCGACGCGGGAACGAACCCGGGCGGCGGGAGCCTGGTCCACGCTTCGTATTGATAGGATCGAAGCACGGCTTTACGTCGCATCTTTTCGTCGTGAGCGCGGCGACGCTCCGGGATGGGGCCAACCCGCTCGCTGTACCCACCATTCACGACAGTGTTACCTAAGAATGACGAGTCGTAAATTTCGTTAGTTATCATGGCTTAATGTTCCCAGTGTTGCAGCAGCATACCCAGCGGCCTCAGTCGGGGCAGGCGCAGGGGGCGCTTGCGGTCAAGATAGTGGGCGTAGCGCATGGCCGCCAGTGCGATCGTGGCGGTCCCAAATAGAAGGGTGGTGGCGAGGTAGGCCGCTTCGGCGGGGGTCATGACTCGCCCACCTTACGCAGCGTCACGCCATACACGACCAGCCGCGTCGCGATCCGGTAGGCGAGGGCCTCGTAGTCGGCGGCCCCAATGCTCTTGTCGGTGGCGAGCACGTTAGCCAGCGCCTGGGCGGTGGGGTCTCGCGGCGGGTCCTCGTGCTCTGCGATATAGCGGGCGAAGGCGTGGAGCGATGCGGAGAAAGGGTTAATCGCCCGAAAATCTGGCTTCGTTACTAGGAACTCCGCGCGGTCCCGAGCCCACTTGGGTATAGAGGCGGACCCGCCGCCCGCTTCCCAGTGCGTTGCCTTCTCCATAATTATACGCTCCATGTGATACGATCCGTTGGCGTGGGTTTCCATAAAAAAATTATGGGTTGGGGGACATTGGACGTCCCCGCACGCAAATTTCACGCGACCCAACGCGCCGGGGCCTGCCGGCGATCGGCGATCCGTCGCGGCTCGCGGCCTGGCGATCGGCCCGGAGGGGGCGGCGCGGGAAGTGCGATTCGTTTTCATTCCCCCTCAATAGCGAGTCGCTAGCTTATGTCAAGCCATATCATCCGATAGTATGCGATCCGATAGGGCAGGGCCTAGTGGAGCGGTACGTTATGGCGCGTATTGTGTACCACTAGGGCCCGATCGGGCTTTATGGAGCGTTCCAGCTGGGCGAGGGGCTTTTATGGGACGTATCTTGCCCAGGCGCTGCAGCTGCGATCCGAAACGAATCGAGCGCGGTGAATTATAGGGCTTGGCTAACGCGTGGTCTTGGCGTGGCGCTGCGCACACGACGATTTATAGAAATTTATGGCTCATATCCTCATAATTATAACGTGTCATTTAATGCTTGACCTTGTGACGCAATCTGATAATATGGGGCTATCGACAACAAGAGGTGATTCGAAATGACTTACACTCAAGCCCAGTATGAACACGAGCGGGCAATCTGCGATACGTGGGCGCCTAGTAAGTGACTCTAAACCAATTTCTCACCCTCGCCTTGCTCTTGTGCTGCTATCTCGCAGCCAGGGGCGCTGATGACAAATGGAAGGACTGACTGACATGACACAATACACCGAACGCAACGGCTGGCTTACCGACTCCGCCAATAACCGCGCTTCAATCGCCTACTGGGGCTCACGCGAAGCGGCGGAAGCCTCTCTCGCCTCGCTCAAGCATTGCCGCAATTGCGTGAACTGCTCGGACTGCTCGCGCTGCTCGGACTGCTCGAACTGCTCGCGCTGCTCGGACTGCTCGCGCTGCTCGG